TATAAAGTGCTTGATGTTGACACAGCAGAAGCTGACGATATTATTGGTGTATTGACAAGGCGTTATTCTGGTACTGATAAGGTGATGATTTTATCCTCTGATAAAGACTTTGTTCAATTACAGAAATATCCAAATGTTGACCAATACTCACCTATTATGAAGAAGTTTATCAAAGAAAATGACCCAACGGCTCAATTGAAACAGTTAATTATTCGTGGTGATAAAAACGATGGTATTCCAAATATCTTAAGCGCTGATAATGTAATTGTTGATGGTATTCGCCAGAAAGCAATTACAGAAGTAAAGATTACTCAATGGTTGAATCAACCACCTGAACAATTTTGCAATGAAGAAATGTTGCGTAATTTTGAACGCAACAAAATGCTGATTGACTTAACTAGGATTCCCGAATCACTAAAACAAAGTATCATAGATACCTATGAAACTACGAAGGTTCATACTAAACAAGAATTCTTGAATTATATGATGGCTTATCGTTTGAAAAATTTAATTGAGGTTATCCATGAGTTCTAATCTGTTATATTCTGAAATATTTGAAGAGTTTGATAAAGCGACTACCCGTGAAGCTCGGGTTGCAGTTTTGCGAAAGCACGCTGATCCTCGGTTTAAAGAGTTTTTGATTATGGCATTAAACCCTCATGTTAAATTTGATATTGAAGCACCACCATATCGGCCTGCTGTTGAACCAGCTGGTTTAAATTTCGCATACCTTGATAGTGAAATGAACAAGATGTATAGGTTCATCACTAATCATCCAATGAAAACAGCGGTAACGACCAAGAAACAGGAACAATTGATGATTGTTATCCTTGAAGCTTTACATAAAGATGAGGCTGATTTGCTTGTTCGTTTGTTGAAGAAAGATTTGGGTATCAAATACCTAACTGCTAAAATCTGTAAAGAAGCCTTCCCTGAAATTGACATTCCGGTGTAATTATGAAAGTAGCTGTTGTGACGCCAACAATTGGTAATCCTAAGTTTAGTGATTGTGTTGAAAGTGTAGATAAACAAACCTACAAAGACCTAACTCATTATGTGTTCATTGATGGAATGAAATATTTTCCAACGGTTGAAAAGATGATTGATAGGTATAGTAAGGTTAAAGTCATCGCATTAGAAGAGAATGTTGGCAAGGGTTGGTACGGGCATCGTGTATTCGCTGCCTGTTCTTTCCTTGTTAATGCTGATATCATTTGTTACCTTGATGAAGATAATTGGTATGATCCATGTCATGTGGAAAAACTAGTTAATAAAATCAAAGAAGGTAACGATTGGGCATATTCTCTAAGAAAGATATACGACAAAGATGGCAAGTACCTTTGTGATGACAATTGTGAATCACTAGGTAAGTGGCCAGTATACTTTAATGACCAAGTACACCATATTGATACATCATCATTTGCAGTTAAGCGTGATGTTGTAGTTAAAATTGGCCATTCATGGTATGCACAATGGGGTGCTGATAGACAATTCTTTACGAATCTAAAAAGTCATTTCCCTAAGTTTGCTTGCACCAATGCACACACAATGAATTACCGACTGGATGGAAATCCTAATTCAGTTACCAAAGAGTTTTTTGAAGAAGGTAACAGAATCAATAGTGAGAAGTATAATGGTAGTTTTCCATGGGTATCAGACAGAACACCGCTTAGTGTTGGGCCAGGAATTACAATTTTAACTTAATGAATTCTCCAAAATCTAAATAATCAAAAGTGATAGGAAAAGAATGAAACACGGTTATGTAAAAGAAGAGTTTTTACCAGCAGAAGATAAAATTCAACTAAAGTTTTTAGAAAATAGTACACACTATCTTTCTGGTGATATTGCAGAAGATAATGTAAAGAAAGCTATACAATGGATCATGTATGAAAATATGTGTGATTATGTGAAAGATAAAGAATTGAAGTTGTATATCAATTCTATGGGTGGTGAGTTATATCAAGCATTTGCTTTGATTGATATTATGCGAACCAGTCAATACCCTATTGTGACGATTGCTACAGGATCTATCATGTCCGCAGCATTTCTAATCTTTGCTTGTGGAACAAAAGGTAAGCGGTATGTGTCACCAAACACCGGCATCATGTGCCACCAATTCTCAGATGTTATGGAAAGTAAGTACCATGATATCAAAGCAGCAATGAAAGAAGCCGAATATTGTAACGAACGAATGATGGAAATTTTGCGAGGTGCCTCCGGTCTGGAATCTCGTACTATCAAATCAAAACTCCTTGGACCAAGTGATGCATATTTTACACCAAGGGAATTGATTGAATTAAACATTGCAGACCATATTTTCAACTAGGTTACTAAAATGATAGTCGGCGGTTCTAAGATTGAAAAAACCCAAAAGTCCAAGTTTAAAAAAAACGTAGACAAAGAAACACTTAAACAGTTTCGTAAGAAACACAAAGACAAAGCAACGTATCGTATGCTTAAAGATGAGGAAGAAAATGTTACTTAAAGAAATCGAAAAAGAAATCGCTAAGTTAGAAGCAAAGATTTCAGAATGCATCCGTGATTCTGTGTCGAAATCTGTAGAATTGGAAACTATGCGCCACGACCTGAATCGCCTGAAATTACAGGCATTTGAGGAAGATTTGCGAGAGGCCGGCGAGAACCAGCTACTGCAAGGGTAGTGTTGTTTTCATACAACAGTAGGGCTTGACACCAGCCACCATTAGTGTATAATGGTGGTATGGAAATCATAAAAGAAATCACCGTTTGGGACTGCGAGTATAACGTCCCTAATAATACCTACTTGCTCAATAATAAAGGCAAATTAATCGCCTATATTAAAGAGGGCGATAGTATTATTAATCAATTAAAAACTCCCCTAGAATTTAGTAAATCTAGGCGGAAGTTTATCAAAATCCAACATGATGGATTATCAAAATTAATAAAAGATGAAAAGAAGGATAATACTAAACGTATTATTCCTAAAAATGTTCAATTATTTAATGTAAATTCAAACGATAGGGACTATACTGTAGAAGTGACGGATAACCGTTATTTTTCATGCACTTGCATTGGTTTTGGCTATCGTAATAAATGTAAGCACGTTGAGGCTGTGAAGGAATCATTATGATTTATACTAGTACCAAATCGCCAAAAAAGTATATTAAAAATAAAACCAAAAAAGAAATGGCTGAATATAATGACTGGCTTAAGGAAATTAACAGTATTAAGACTAACTTTATCAAGTCTAAAAAGTCCTTAGTATCTACTAAACGACCTAATTTGACCTTAGTACCTGTCGGTCGTGCGACACCTAACTATCCGTCTCTAGGATCGTCTGGAGGCGTTGCAACGAAGCCTGTACTAGGGTTGATGTATACAGGGTCTAAGATGAAAGGGATAGGTACTCTCCACAAGTCCAATGCAGTTCCAGTCTTTACTGATGAAGAGGCAAGAGACCAGGCAACGATGCGGAGATAGTTGTTTTTTTACAACACCTGCCAAATAGTTGTTGACACCTGCCTTGGTTCATGTATAATGGTACCTGTTGATTAAAGAAAGGAAAGATTTTGAAATTACTATCTACGGGTAATCCCAAGACCCTCAAGGGTCAATCAGTTGGCTATTTGACGTTTATCTTGCATTTAGCACCTGCTGATTTGTCAGGTTATGAAACCTGTCCAAAACGCACAATTGGCTGCACTGGCGGTTGCTTGAATACCGCAGGTCGTGGCGGTATGTTCAAGAAAGGCGAAACCACAAATGCCATTCAGAAAGCTCGAATCCGTAAAACAAAAATGTTTTTCGAGGATCGCATTTCATTTATGAATTTGTTGGTAAAAGACATTCAATTAGGAATTAAGCAGGCTGCAAAAAAAGGCCTGATTCCAGTTTTTCGTTTGAACGGTACTTCTGACCTTTCGTGGGAGAAGTATGAGGTTCTGGTGAATGAACAATCATACACCAATGTTTTCATGGCATTCCCTGAAACACAATTTTACGATTACACCAAGGTTCTTGGTCGTAAAGTGAAAGCTTTTAAAAATTACCACCTAACATTTTCGGCAGCTGACGGTAATGACGTTGATGTTAACCGTGCTATGTTCGAAGGTTATAACGTGGCTACAGTTTTCGGTCTCAAGAAAACAGTACCGATGCCTGAATTTTACATGGACACTCCTGTGTTTAACGGCGATGAATCAGACCTCCGTTTCCTGGATCCAAAAGGCGTTGTTGTCGGCCTGTATGCAAAAGGCAAAGCCAAAAAAGATACAACCGGCTTTGTGAAATTCGTTCCGAACGGCCCATCGGCGTTTAGCCGTATTATGCCGATTCCTAAGTTTCCAACAATTATGATGAAAATGGCTGCATAATGAATCTATCTCCTTTCTTAAATTTTACGCCACCTTTTCGTGAGATGGCTTGTTACAAAAATGTTCCTATTGAATACCTTGATGAAGTGAAAGCTTTGTTGCGTAAAAAAGGGAAGAAATTCCGTATTCGCTACCGTGGCCCACGAACCTGTTTTTCTGATATTCGTCCACGGCACCGGCGTATGCAGGATTGCCTGAAAGAATTCGCCAATCGTTTTTCGGTATATTACCTATGATTGCCGAGAAAATGCTTGACTTTCAGGCACATTTGTGTTAGCATGGTTGTTCCTTAAATTAATAATTGGAGTAGTATATTATGGCAAAAGCCCCTGTTGTAAAAAAAGTTAAAATGAAACCCTTTCAGAAATTGTTGACCGTGATGATTTCTGGTAAGCCTGTGACCAAAGAAGAAATTGATACGTTGCTCGGACACGAAATCTTTATGTATCGAATTTCCACTTATATGTGGCATATCAAGACCAATGCTAGTGGCGTCATCAAGGTTGTAAAAGATGGCCGTAAAGTTGCTGGCTATCAGCTCGTCAACGTGGCTGAAGTGAAAGAATACATGAAGCGTGTTGGCATCCTGAATGCATATACACCATCGGTAAAACCTGTTGCTAGTTTGCAAGAGTTGGAAGCAACCGAATTGCCTAAGGTCGAAGAACCTGCGACAATGACAGTTACTAAAATTGAAGCCCCCGCAGTCTAATTTAATAATAGGATTTAAATGTATATGTTAACTTACCAAATTCTATGGAAAAAAATGATTGACATTTTTCAACCAAGTGTTGTTTTCGCCTATGACCATCAAGGTTTGACTGATGTTGTCCGTAAGTGGGTTCAAACGAAGTGAACATTTTTTACTTACACCACGATCCTAAGATTTGTGCAGAAATGCACAATGACAAACATTGTATTAAAATGATTCTTGAATATGCACAATTACTCTCTACTGCTCATCGTGTGCTTGATGGTACTATCGAGCGTGGTACTTCTAAGTCAGGACGACAAAAAATCATTTATCGCTTGTCTGATAATCGTGATAGTATACTGTATAGTGCAACTCACATACATCATCCGTCTGCTGTGTGGGTAAGAAAATCCGTTGGTAATTATTTTTGGTTATCAAACCTTTTGGTTGAATTATGTAAGGAATATACCTATCGCTATGGTAAAGTCCATAAGTGTGAACGTGATGGATTAGTACAGCTGTTACATGATATGGTACCTGATAATATGACTATAATTGGATTTACAGAACCTACACCTGCAATGCCTGATGATGTAAAGATTGCCGGAGATTCTTTGGCATCGTACAGGAATTATTACATAAGTAATAAGCAACACCTAGCCTCATGGAAAGGCAAAGTGAATAGTCGTAATATTCCGGAGTGGTTTAATGCCAACTTATAGATTTATTGATACCAAGACAAGTGAAGTTTTTGAATCTTTTATGAAAATTTCAGAAAAAGAAATCTACCTGAAGGATAATCCTCATATTGAAACTGTGATGACAGCACCTGCTATCGTTTCATCTTCAGGTGGATCTCCAGACCAAAAGGCTGGAGATGGATGGAAAGAAGTTTTATCAAAGGTTGCAGAGGCACACCCGAGCAGTACTGTTGGTGAAAGATATTATAAAAAATCTATCAAAGAAGTTAGAACCGCACAAGTAGTTAAAAAGCACGTTGACCGTATTACCAAAAGAACTAGAAATAGATGATTTTTACACATGAGAAATTACCTGAATTAGATTTTGAGTTGGAAGCAAAGACAACGGAATCTGGTCGTTTATATTATACGCCTTCAGGTAAAGCGTACCCGTCAGTAACAACAGTACTTGGTTCTATGAACAAAGGCGCTATTGATGCATGGCGAGAGCGAGTTGGTGAAGAAGAAGCCAACAAAGTATCAGGTCGTGCCTCACGCCGAGGTGAAGCCTTACATTTGGCCTGCGAAAAGTATTTGCTCAATGAAATGAGTGATTTAAAAATTCGCAATATGATGCCAAATATTAAAGAGTTATTTTTGCAATTACGTCCTGAATTGGATAAAAATATTGGTAAAATCTATGCAATTGAACAACCACTATATTCGGATAAACTGAGAATTGCTGGTCGTGTTGACACTATCGCAGAATGGAATCATAGACTATCAATCATTGATTATAAGTCATCATCAAAGGAAAAGTTGGAAGAAAATATTCTAAACTATTTCTTCCAATGTACGGCTTATGCTGAAATGTTTGAAGAATTAACCAATAAGAGGATTGATACTTTGGTTGTTGCCATTGCAGTAGAGGGTGGGCAACCACAAATCTTTGTTAGGCAAAAGTATATGTACCGTACCCAATTACTGTCGTTTTTAGCGAATTCACCATTGACTAAAATTGCGGAGTGATATATAATGGTTGTATAGTTGTATGAAGTGAAGAGAAAAGTGTTCAAGACGAGG